GCGGGGGCGCCGCCCCGAAATATTCCCAGTGACGCCGGAAAAACTCAGCCTTGCCGCGGCGGTCTGTGCAACGATCGACAGGGGGCCCCCCTTCGGCTTTAATGCCTCTGCCGCAGGGTTGGTCTTTGGCTTTGAGCGCGGGGTCTCGAGCCCCCTGATGGCGTGTCTCAACGGGCGCCGCGATCCACTCTCGGCGCCCGTTTTGCGTCGAATCAGCCACAAGCTGCGCGGATGGGGTGCTCGAAAAGCCTTATGGGTTGCGAATCGACATTCTTCGCCGTATTTGCCGAGACACTCCCACAACCACGCCAGCGACCAACGGCCCGCCCCACACGCGGGCCGATCGCATTTGGAGGGCTCCCATGGGCTGCAACTGCGGATCTCGAGGTCAAATCCTCAACAAGGCGGCGCAGGCGCTCCGCCAGGGCCAGGTGCGCCAGGCGGCGGTGCGCACGGGCACGGTGGTGCGCTCGATGGGCACCGACGCGGCGCGAGCCACGCAGCAGGCGGCACTGCGCGCCAGGCAGGCGATGAGCCGCCGGGGTCGGTGATGTGCAAGCACGAGAGCTTTGCCGCCAAGGTCGGCGTCGCCCGAATGGAGGACACCGGCCAGTTCATGGCCGAGATCACCGTCCACTGCGCACAGTGCGACCTGCCGTTCCAGTTCATGGGGCTGGAGCCCGGGATCGACACGCAAGGGGCGCGGGTCAGTGTGGACGGCTTGGAGGCGCGCATCGCCATCTCGCCGCGAGGCGCCAAGCCGAGCCCATTGCAGCGCATGGCCTTCAACGTGAGCAAATTCGATGTCTGATCGGACCCCCGGCGGCCTCATCCGCCACGTCACCGGCACCAACGCTGGCACCATCTATCGCTCGATGAGCGAGGCGGTCTCAAGGGCCTACCGCGGCACCGCTCCCCAGAACGTCGCAACCTTGCAGGCCGGGGGCACGCTGCAGAACGTGCATGGTCCGCAGCTCACCAACGCCATCCGCGCCTACACCGGCATGCAGCGCAACGGCGGCATGCCCTTCGGGATCTCGGTCAAGATCGACCTCGAGCGCCTGGCGCGGGCTCTCAACGACGTCGACATCTCCGGGCGCACGCACGACGCCGGCATCATCCGCGCGCTCAACCACACGATGGATAAGATTCACACCTGGACAAAACGCGCGCTCACCAAGTGGGCGGGCGTCAACCGCCAGAAGCCCGTGCAGAACGCCATGCGCAAGCTGCGCGCCTACCCCGGCAACCTCACCGCCGGCGTCGAGGTCAAGGACAAGTGGGCGATCATCACGGCAGCCAACTTCTCGGCGAAGTTCACGCGCGGGCCAGGCGGCGGCGTCTCGCATACGGCATGGGGCAGGGGCCAATTCGCCAACAAGGCGTTCATGCTGCCCGGCAAGGCACCCGCGTTTCGGCACGCGAGCTCGCCGGCCAAGCACCGCGGCGACCTGGTCCCGCTCTACGGTCCCAACTACGCGCGCGAGATGGAGCGCCACGCCGGCGAGGTGAAAGCCAACCTCAAGGCCTTCGCGGAGATCGACTTCATCCCGCGGGCGACGCACGAGGTGAGACGTGAGTTTGAGAGGGTGAAAGCGAAATACGGACTCTGAGAGGGCACATGGAAGCGACGACTGCGAAGGTCCTGGACGGCATCGCCTCGATGAAGATCGAGCAAGTGGCGATCACCAGCGTCATCCCCTACGACAACAACGCCAAGAAGCACACGGAAGCCGGCATTTCCAAGCTCGCCGGCATCATCAAGAAGGTCGGGTTCAATCAGCCCATCGTCATCGACGAGAACGGCGTGATCCTGACCGGGCACCGCCGGCGGCTGGCCGCGCTGCACCCGATCTTGAACCTGCATGTGGTGCCGGTGATCCGAAAGTTCGGCCTCACCGAGGCCGAGAAAATGGCCTGGCGCGTCGCCGACAACCGCGTGAGCGAGGATAGCGAGCTCGACACCGACGCGCTGCAAAAGGAGATCCTCAAGCTCAAGGGTTTGGGCCTCGAGGACCTCGAGCAGCTCAATGAGGCGCTGGCTTTCGAGGGCGACGAGCTCGCCCAGCTCGATATCGACCTGGCGAGCCTCGCGGAGGCCGCGCCGGCGCCCGCCAAGAGGGCCAAGGGCAGCAAGCCCGGCAAGCCGAAGATCTCGCTGGCCTCGCACTTCGACGTTCCGCCGCTCAGCGTGATCGACACCATGGCGCCCTGGTGGGCCAAGCGGCTCAAGGCCTGGGGCGAGGAGGACAAATCGATCGCCGGCGGCTCGAGCTCGCCCGTTCTCGCCGAGCTCATCCTGCGCTGGTACTCGATGCCGCAAGGCGTGGTCTGCGACCCCTTCAACTGCGACGCCACCGTCGCCAAGGTCGCCGAGGTCCTGGGGCGGACCTACACGTCGGGCGCCGCCAGCTCGGACCTGCTTTTGTCGTTTGTGCCGGCTTTTGCCGGCGATGACTTCAACACCTACGTCGAGGACGCCAAGGCGCGGATCTCGGCCGCCGTCGAGGGCCTGCGCCCATGCCGCTACGCCTGTTTCGTGGTCAACGAGACGCGCGCGGGCAACGGGCTGGCGTTCTACATGGCCTCGCGCATGGCCGAGTGCATCGAGCAGGCGGGCCTGCAGCTCGTCGACGAGGTGATCGTCGTGCATGCGCCCGAGGCGCCGGTGCCAAACGCCGATTTCGGGGCCTCGCGGCTGCTCGAGCGGGCGCACACGACGCTGCTCGTCTACGTCAAGGGCGACCCGGCGGTTGCCGCCCAGGAAATGGGCCCGTGCGAGTTCGGCAGCCTCGAGGCGAGCGATGCTCAATCTGCTGCGATGGACGAAAACGCAGGCCTCGCCGTCCAGGCGTGAGATCCTGGTCGAGGACGCGATCGCCTGGCTGGTGACGACCCCCGATGAGGGGGCAATCGTCACCCGCCTGCCGCCCGAGCTCCTCGATGCCGACGTGTTGACGCGGATCCTCGTCGTCGGCAGGCCGGCGGTCCTCTACGTCGAGGACCTTGCCGGCCCCGCAGGGCTCATTTCCGGGCCCGAGCACGTCTGCCACATGGCCCGCCACATGGTCGGCGTCCCCCTGGTCTGGCACGCGATCGCCCGCCGCGAGGTGGGTTTTGCGCACATTTTGGGGTTCGGCGAGGGGATCAAGGCCGCCGCCGGCGAGGTCCTCGAGGATGGGCGCCAGGTGGCCCCGGGCGAGCCTGGCTTGGGGGCTGCCCGGGCCATGGTGGAATGGGCGGCAGGCCACGCCCAGCTGATTCTGGACCCCTTCGCCGGCGCCGGCACCATCTGCGCCGTCGCCGAAGCCCTCGAGGTGCGCGCGATCGGCGTGGTCGCGACCGAGGCGGCGGCTCAGCAGGCGCGCGAGCTCAAGATGCTGCCGGCCAAAAGAAAACGACCCCGGGTGGGGGCCCGGGGTCGTCTCTCCGGTTGGTAAGGCCGGGGCACTCTCTGATGTCCAGCGCCAACAAGGTGCTGAATGGGGGGAATCGGTGCAGAGGTGAACGGGGGTCCTCGGCGCACGCTTCCGAGGCCGAGATATAGCGACAAGTTTCACGCTGTGCAAGTAGCGCGAGGGCACAATGGGCGAGCGTCTCACGCGCGGGCAGGCGGCGCTCCGGGTTGGGGTGACGCGCCAGCGCATCGACGAGCTGATCAATTCCGGCAAGCTGCTCGAGGAAGGCGCCACCGTCGATTCCGAGGAGCTCGACGAGCTCTGGGAGAGCTTCGACCCCGACTACATCAACCGCGACCGCAACGGCAAGGGTATGCGCGGCGGCGGCGCGGCCAAGGCGCCGAACGCCACGGCCGAGATCTACAACAAGGCCAAGGCCAAGTCGGCGATCATCAAGTCGCAGGAGGCCGAGCTCGACCTCAAGATCAAGCAGGGCCTGTATGTGTCAAAGCAGCTCGTGATTCAGCAGTGCTACTCGGCGACCAAGCGCATCACCAGCCGCCTGCAGGCGCTGCCCCGCCAGCTCGCCCCCGAGCTCGCGCTGCTGTTGAGCCCGGGCGAGGTGCAGGACCGCCTGGGCAAAGAGATCGACGCCCTGCTGCAGGATCTTCGTGACGGACTCTCTGACCTTGGAGGCCGCGACGTCGCCGACTGAGGGCGACGTCGCATTTGGGCCCGACACCGGCGTGCTCGAGGGGCTGCTCGCCGGCCTCGACGTGCCCCCGATCATGTCGCCGACGCAATGGGCGGCGGCCAATTGGGTGTTCTCGGCGGATCTGGCGGCCGAGGCCGGCTCCTATAACCCTTACAGGGCGGCCTACCAGCCCGGCATGCTGGACGCGATCACCGAGCCAGGTGTCAGCCGCATCACGATGAAAACCAGCGCCCAGGTGGGCAAGACCACCACGCTGATGATCATCATCGGCTACTGCGCCGACCGCATGCCGGGCCCGATGATATTGGTGCAGCCCACGCGCGAGGTGGCAGAGGGCTTTTCGAAGGAAACGCTCGCCGGCGCCATCCGCGACGTGCCGAAGATGCACAAGCTGTTCCCCGATCCCAAGTCGAGGGATGGCGATAACACCATCTTCCATAAGAAATTCCCGGGCGGCTTCCTGGCGCTCGCCGGCGCCAACTCGCCGGTGCAGTTGAGACGCCGCGCGATCCGGTTCGCGTTCGCCGACGAGGTCGACGCCTGGGAGAACCAGGCAACGAAGGAAGGCGACCCGATGAGCCTGCTCGAGAAGCGGCTCACGACGTTCTGGGACAACAAGTTGCTGGCCTCGTCGACGCCGCTCGAGAAGCACAAGTCGAGGATCTCGCGGCTCTACGACGAAAGCGACCAGCGCAAGTTTCGCGTGCCCTGCCATGAGTGCGGCGAGACGCAAGTCGTCGAGTGGAAGCTGAAGAAAGGCGAGGGCGAGGACGGCTTCAAGCCGACCAACATCCATTGGAAGCCCGGCCAACCCGCCACGGCCGAGTACGAGTGCGAGCACTGCCACTGCCTATGGAGCGACGCGCAGCTGAAACGCGCGGTACGCGACGGGTTTTGGAAGGCGGAAAAGCCCTTTAACGGCCATGCGGGCTTTTGGATCAATGAGCTCTACAGCCCATGGAGCTCGCTCGAGAAAGTGGTGGCGCGCTATGAGCGCGCGGTCGGCCACCCCGATCGCATGCAGGAGTTCTGCAACACCACGCTCGGGCTCGAGTGGGAGGGCGAGGTCGTCGGCGCCATCGAGGTCGAGACGCTGCTCACGCGCCTCGAGGAGTTCCCGCCGTTCGTGGTCCCCGAGCGCGCCGCGCTGCTGACCGCCGGCGTCGACCTGCAGAGCGACCGCATCGAGGTGCAGGTCAATGCCTGGGGGCTGCACGAGGAGTGCTGGATCCTCTCGCACATCATGCTGATGGGCGACCCGAGCGGGCACCAAGTGTGGAAGCAGCTCGAGGAGCATCTCTCGCGCAGGTACAAGCACGAGGCCGGGCACCGCGAGCTCGGCATCGAGGCGGCCGCGATCGACTCGGGCGGCTGGCACACGCAAAAGGCCTATGATTTTTGCGCCTACGCGCTGCTTTCCAAGCGGCCGTGGTTCCCGATCAAGGGCGACGACGGCTTCGGCAGACCGATGTGGAAGCGGTCGCCGATCTCTCTCAAGTCGGGCGTGAAGCTCATCATCGCCGGCGTCGATGACGCCAAGTTGCGGCTCTACAAGGCCCTGAAAGTCGCCAAGCCGGGGCCTGGCTACGTGCACCTGCCGAGCGCCTTCAACGTCGATCGCATCGCCGGCGACGACCAGGCGCTGGTGCGGCGCAGTCTCAAGGCGCTCACGATCGAGAAGCTCATCACCGAGGCCGACCCGCAAGGTTTCCCGAGCCAGAAGTGGCACATTCCCGAAGGCGCGCGGAATGAGGAGCTCGACTGCGCCGCCTACAACCGCGTGGCGTTTGCCTACCTCATGATCGACGACGCGCTGATGGAGAAAAGACTCCAGAAGGTGTCGAAGCCGAAGCCGCCGCCGATGGACCCGGCGGAAATTGCCCGCATGTTCGCCCGCTAACCCCGCCTCGAGGACCTTCCCCCATGGCAAACGCGATCTATCCGATCTACAAAACCGCGCTGATCACCGCCGGCGCCAACACCTCGCTCGACCAGAACGATGCCACCAACGGCCCGTTCTGCGCGCTGCTCGACACCGGCACCTACACCTACAACGTCGCGCACGACTTCTTTAACGACCTGTCGGGGATCGTCGGCACCGATCAGCGCATCACCACGCCGACGGCGGGCTCGGTGTCGCAAGGCACCTTCGACGGCGATAATCTCACTTACACCGCCGTCACCGGCAACTCGGTCGAAGCGCTCGGCATCTACCGCAAAAATTCCGGCGCCAACACCACGTGGCGGCTGGTGGTGTATATCGACACCGGCGTGACCGGGCTGCCCGTGACGCCCAACGGCGGCGACATTACAGTCACGTGGAATGCGTCGGGCATTGTCACGTTCTAACTCGTTCTAACCCGCCCAACCTGAAGGAGGGCAAATTGAAGATCGTCGAAATGGCAACCTTTGCCGATGCGCAGCTCGCGCGTGGGCAGAAAATCACCGCCCGCGAGGGCGCGCTAATCCTCTCTGACCTCGGCGGCGAGCCCCAGCACCTGATCGAGAAGATCATGGACGGCCAGAGGTTCGTCGGCCAGCCGCTCAACCAGATCAAGTGGAAGAAGAACCCGGTGGTGTACGTCGTCGGCGCCGCCGGCAAGAAGCTGCTGGCGCAGATCGAGGCGATGGCGCCGGGCTTTACCGCCTTCAAGGCATAGGAGGGCGCATTGAGCGATCCACTTCCCATTGGCGGCACAAGCGACCCGCTTGTGCAGCGTCCCAATGCCGAGCGGGAGCTGTTCGTGCAGCTCTCGAAGGTGTGCCGGGGCTTTCCCTTCGACGCGGTGCAGGGCGCGGCGGCCAACATCCTGCTCAACGTGCTGCGCCAGAAGCATGCGAGCCGGCGCCAGGCCGAGGCGGCGTTCGACGAGCTGTTCGGCAAGCTCAAGTCGATCTTGGTTGCGCACTACGACGGCGCCGGCAAACGCCGCTCGGTGTTCCCGCATCATCAGGTCATCGAAGTACCGCACATAGACCTGCGCAAGAAGACCTAGCGAGCCCGCGCCTTTAACGAAGGGAGACTGCCATGGCTATCTCCTTCGTTAACGCCGGCGCCGAGGGCGCAGCCGCCAGCGGCAACGTCACCCTTGGCGCTCCTGCCTCGCCGGCTAACGACGACATCTGGATTGCCGTTGTTCACTCGCGCGACCAGGTCTCCCATACCTTCACCGACTGGACGCAAATCGCGCAGTTCAACGGCGGCGGCACCACGTCGCGGCTGAGCGTCTGGTATTTCCGCTATGCGGGCTCCAACCCGAATTTAACGGTCTCGCATTCGGCCGGCGACTGCATCATCGGCGGCATCGCTGCCTTTCGCGGCTGCATTTCGTCGGGCTCGCCGGTGCAGAACCAGGGCTCGACGTCGGGCTCGACAGGCACGCAGACCGGCACCGACATGACGCCGTCGGCCGACGACTGCATGGTGCTGTTCTGCACCGGCCGCGCCGACGATGACAGCTACAGCGCCATCACCAACTGGACTGTTGCCTTCGAAGACAGCGCCGGCGGCACGCAGAACAACTACGGCTCGTCGCTGGGTGGCGACGGCAGCGTCGCCGTCTATTACCGGCTGCAGACCACGGCGACTGCCACCGGCACGCTGACGGCGACGACGGCGGCAACGGATGCGTGGGCGAGCGTTATCATCGCCTTGAAGCCGCCGCCGGCCACCCAGGCTTTGACGCCATCGCTGTTTGAGAACAGCGCCACGTTCCATGCGGCGACGATCACCACGGGCCCGGTGGGCCTGACGGCCTCGCTGTTTGAGAATGCGGCCACGTTCCACGCGCCGACCGTGCTGTCCACGTATGCGCTTACGGCGGAACTGTTCAGCGACGACGTCCGAACCAATCTTATCCGGCGCAGCCAGGAGCTTAATGTAGCCCCCCCTTGGGGTGACCCCACCGGCCTTATTGTAACTGCCGACGCGACCACCGCGCCGGACGGCACGACGACGGCTGAGAAGCTGACCGAAAATTCGAGCGCCGATGTCACTCATCGGTTGATCGGGGACAATATTGGCGTTGTTTCCGGCCAACAATACACCTACTCGATTTATGCCAAGGCGGCCGAAAAAGACTTTTTTCTGCTGTTCGACGGCGATCTCAACGGCGGGTATCACTTCCAGCTCAGCGGCGCCGGCTCGTCCACTATATATGCTGGAACTGTATCGGCCACTATCACCAATGTTGGTGGCGGGTGGTATCGCTGCTCGATCACGTATGCTGCCCCCGGCGCAAACTTACAGCCGCGCATCCATCTTACCGAGACCTATGCGGGCAATATTCAATATTCCGGCGACGGCGCCTCCGGTGTTTACTTCTGGGGCGCGCAGCTCGAAGCTGGCTCAATCCTTACCAGTTACATCCCGACCACTTCTGCTGCCGTCACGGTCGCGGGCGATACCTTCTACGCACCAACGGTGACGTCGGTCTATGCGTTGATCGCGTCGCTGTTCGAGAACACCCCCACGTTCCACGCGCCGACCGTTGAGAACACCGGGCCGCAGGACGTGCAGCCCTCGCTGTTCACGAACAGCCCCACGTTCCACGCGCCGACCGTCACGGCGACCTACGCATTGACGGCCTCGCTGTTTGAGAATGCGGCCACGTTCCACGCGCCAACGGTGGCGGCCACCTACGCGCTCACGCCGGCGCTGTTCGACGACAGCACCGACACCTTCTACGCGCTAACGGTAAGCGCCACCTACGCATTGACGTCAGCGCTGTTTGAGAACACCCCCACGTTCCACGCACCAACGGTAACGCCCGGTGCCGTGGCGCTGTCGGCATCCCTGTTTGAGAATGCCGCCACGTTCCACGACCCGGTTGTCTCCACCGGCGCCGGGCAGTTGTTCCCGGCGTTGTTCACGAACAGCCCCACGTTCCACGCGCCGACGGTGTCGGCGTCGTATGGCGTGACGCCGGCGCTGTTTGAGAACAGTGCCGCGTTCCATGCGCCGACCGTGTCGGCGACGTATGGCCTGACGGCCGGTCTGTTCGTCGATGACGACACGTTCTACGGGGCCACGGTCGGGGCCGGCGGCGGGACACAAGACCTGCAGCCTGCACTGTTTGTCTCGAGCCCTACGTTTCATGCGCCGACGGTGTCGGCCACCTACGCGCTGGCGGCCGAGCTCTACGTCGACGACGACACGTTCTACGGGGCGATCGTCAGCGGATCGGGGGATCAAGCATTGTTCCCCGAGCTGTTCGTGAACATCAGCACGATCTACCCGCCGGGCGTCACGTTGCGGAGCCCGGTCGTCAACCTGCGCAAGCCGCCGGCGGCACTGCTGAAGGATCGAGGCTGGCCGTTCAAGCGGGGCGTCTGGCCGTTCGGACACTGAGAGGAGGAAAGCATGGCCGACATCGACATCGCCCAGCTGTCGACCTGCCGGGAGACGATCATTGCGCTGCAGCAGGCCTATCTGACGCTGCTGTCGGGCAACAAGTCGCTGAAGGTCCGGCACGAGAGCAAGTGGGTCGAGTACCACCCGGGCAACGCCACGGCGCTGCTGCAGCTGATCAACTCGATCTTCGCGCAGTGCGACGACACCGAGGGCCTGCTCGACTTCAATCCTGGGAATCGAAGCAAGCGAGGACCTCCCGCCTACCTGAGAATCACGCGATAACCGTCGGGCTCTCCCACTTGGCCGGGAGTGCCTCGCTTCGACCGCGAAGAACGCCCTGCCGGTCCATGACCCGGCGGGGCGTTTTCTATTGAGAGACCGGGGAGCCCAAAATGGCCGACGCATCATCCAAGAATCCAGTGTGGGACGACAACGCGCTCAGCATGCGCGCGCTCTCCATGTGGATGCCGCGCCTGGCGTCGGCCGAGGTCGACTATGGCCGCCGGCGCGACATCGACACCGGGCGCGCGCGCGACCTGGCGATCAACTCGGCTTACGGCGCCAACGCGCTGCGCATCCACCGCGACAACGTCATCGGCCCGACCTTCACGCTGGCGCTGCGCCCGATCGCGGATCTGCTCGAGATCACCCCGATCCAGGCCAAGAAATGGTCGCGCCAGGTCGAGCGCGCCTGGAAGGCGTATGCGGACTCGCCGACCTACGATTGCGACGCCCAGCGCGTGCTGACCTTCCCGTGGATGCTGCACCAGGCCTATCTGAGCTTCATGACCTCGGGCGATGCGCTCGGCATCATGCGCTGGAAGGACCCGGGCCCGTCGGGCTTCAGGACGTGCCTACAGCTGGTCGAGCCCGATCGCCTGTCGACCCCGCCCGAGCTCGAGATGCTGCGCACCATCCACCGCGGCGTCGAGCGCGATGCCGACGGCGTGCCGATCGCCTACCACGTGCGCAAGGTGCACGCGTCCGATGTCGCCACGCGGCCCGTCGACCAGCAGTTCAAGTGGGAGCGGATTCCCCGCGCCGAGAAGTGGGGGCGGCCGAAGGTGCTGCACATGATCGACCGCTCGCGCCCCGACATGGTGCGCGGCATCTCGTCGTTCGTGGCGGCCCTGGTGCAGCTCAAAATGGTCGACGAGTATGACAGAGCCGAACTCGAGTCTGCCGTGCTCAAGGCATCCTTCGCCGCCGTCGTGAAGACCGAGCTCCCGACCAAGCAGGCTATGGCGGCGCTCGGCGCCGGCGACCTGGCCGACGAGGGCGACCTCGCCAACGAGGACGCCCAGCACGCGCTGTCGTACATGGCCAAGATCGGCGGCTATCACCAGGCCTCTGCCCTCACGGTCAACGGCGCACGCGCCGTGCACCTGCTGCCCGGCGAGTCCATGGAGCTCCTGCAGGCGGCCGAGGGCGGGATCAGCTACGAGGCCTTCACGAGGGCGATGGTCAACAAGCTCGCCGCCGGCCTGGGCGTCGGCGCCGAGCAGCTGTCGCGCGACTTCGGCGAGATGAGCTTCGCGTCGGCCAAGATGGCGCTCGGCGACATCTGGCGGCACTACAGGGTCAGGCGCGAGATGCTGATCCGACAGTTCGCGATGCCGTGGGTGCTGTGCTGGCTCGAGGAGGCCGTCGACACCGGCGCGTTGCCGCTGCCGAACGGCCAGAAGGGCGACGCGGATTCGCTGTTGCCGATGTGGCCGGCGATCTTCGCGAACAGCACGTTCCTGTCCTGGGGCCCGCCGGTCGTCGACCCGGTCAAAGAGGCGCAGGCGCAGGAGACGCGGCTCAAGATCGGCATCTCGACACTCGCCCAGGAAGCGCAAGAGCAGGGCGACGATTGGGAGGACCTGCTCGAGCAGCAGGCGCTCGAGCGCGCCAAGAAAGCCGAGCTCGAGATCCCGCAGATCGAGGAGCTCGAGGCCAAGGAAGACCCGCTCATGGGCGGCAAGGACGACGACCCCGACGAGGACGGCAAGGGCGGCGAGAAGAAGGGCAAGGAACAGCGCCGCGCCTGACATTGCCGTTGTTAGTGCAATGCCCGAACACCCGGCCGACATGCCCCCGACTAGCGGCCGGGTTCCCTCGCGCGGCGCGTGCCCTCTCGCCGCGCTCGAGGGAGGCGCCGGCGCTCGTCTGGCTAGGCCCCCTGGTCCCCCGTGAGCCTGTTTCCCGGTGAGCGCCGGCGTACCTCGCAATTCACACAACGGAGAATCCGAGCATGCTCCTCGAGCAGCACATCGCGCGCTATTTCAATTGCCCGCTCCTGGTCGAGGAGCGCTACGCCCAGATCGTCACCAGCGCGTTGGCGCCGAGGCTCGGTGTCGCCAGCTTTCAGCACGCGCCGCTGCTCGCCAATAGCGAGACCATGGTGGCGCGCCCGGCGCGCATGCCGACCCTGACCGAGGGCGGCGTCATGATCGTGCCCGTGGTCGGCGGGCTGATCCATCGCGGCGACCAGCTCGACGCCATGAGCGGCGCCCAGAGCTACACGCACCTCAACAACGTCATCATGCGCGCGCTGCGCATGGATGAGGTCAAGGGCATCCTGCTCGACATCGACAGCCCCGGCGGCGAGGCCGGCGGCTGCTTTGAGCTCGCCGACTCGCTGCTCGACGCGCGCCGGGGCGGCAAGCCGATCTGGGGCATCGCCAATACGCAGGCATGCTCGGCGGCCTACCTGATCCTGGCGTCGTGCACCAAGGCGTTCGTCACGCAATCGGGGCACGCGGGCTCGATCGGCGTGTGCCTGCTGCACATGGACATCAGCAAGGCCATGCAGCAGGCCGGCGTCGCGGCGACGTTCGTCTACGCCGGCGCGCACAAGATCGATGGCAACCCGTTCGAGAAGTTGAGCAAGGAGGTCAAAGCCGATCTGCAGGCGTCGATCGACGCCAGCTACACCCTTTTCGTCGACGCCGTCGCAGAGCGGCGCCCGATGAAAGCCGACGCTGTCAGGGCCACCGAGGCGCGCGTCTATCGCGCCGAGGAGGCCGCGAGCCTGGGGCTCGTCGATGGCGTGCAGTCCCTCGAGGCGACGCTGTTGGCCTTCGAGAAGAAGCTCGGGGGCCCAACGGGCACCCGCATCACCCACCACCAGAGCGACGAGGAAAACATGACGACAGCTGTCCCGACTGCCGCCCCTGGCATCAGCCCGGAAGCGCACGCACAAGCCGTTGCCGAGGCGCGCGAGCTCGGCCGCAAGGATGGCCGCGGCGAGGCCGCCAAGATCCTGGGCCTGCCTGGCGCCGACAAGCGCCCGAAGATGGCAACCATGCTCGCCGGCGATCCCGACATCTCGCCCGACAAGGCCGAGAAGCTGCTCGCCGCCAGCCCCGAGGAGACCGGCGGCGGCAAGCTCGATCGCCTGCTGAGCGACCCCAAGGTCGGCGGCGGTGATCCCGGCCCTACCGCAGATGTCCGCGAGGCGCGCCGCAAGGAGCTCGCAGCCATCGGCGCCCAGATCAGCAAGCGCTAACCCAACTTCCCCCAGCCCCCCCTGAAAGGAAAACCAGCCCATGTCTCACCTGCCTCACCCGGCCGGCGGCGGCCTCATGCAGGGCTACGCCCAGATCGACCTGGTGCTCAACGGCAAGGACCCGGTGTTTGAGCCGGCGACTTTGCTCACGGGCACCGCCTACAAAGCCGGCAGCGTGCTCGGTCGCATCTCGGCCGGCGCGGTGTCGAGCGCTGCCAAGAGCGGCGGCAACACCGGCAACGGCACGTTCGTGCTCGATGTCACCAGCCCCAAGCGCCTAGGCGTCAAGGCCGGCATCTATACGATCCGCGTGACCGAGCTTCACGCGGTGCACGACTACACCGTCGAGCTTAGGGATCCCGACGGCTACTCGCTCGGCGACTACCGGCTCACCGGCACCGGCGCCAACATCACCATCGACAACGACATCAAGGGCGTGCTCACCGACGGCGCCACTGACTTCATCGTTGGCGATGGTTTCGACGTCACGGTCGCGGCCGGCTCCAACAAGCTGTGCCTCTCCCTGGCCGCGGCCGAGGATGGCTCGGCGGTGCCGTTCGCCATCCTGATGGAGGACGTCGACGCCACCAGCGCCGACAAGAACTGCCCCGTCGCCGTCGAGGGCAT